TTTGTTGGGGGCGACCTAAACGTCCGATGCACGATTATTTTTCAACACAATGCGGGTTTGACGATAACGGGCATCCATGCCCAAAACCTGAAAAATACTCGACATGGCTTGTAGATCGTGGTGCTGGATACGGTGAAACTGTGCTTGATCCATTCATGGGGAGTGGGACAACAGGAGTCGCCTGCGCAAAACTTGGGCGCAAATTTATCGGTATTGAAAAGGACGACAAATACTTTGACATAGCCTGCCGACGGATAGATCAAGCCTACGCACAGCCCCGGCTGTTCGATGACGCGAAAGTCAGCGCTGGCGATACGGCGGCGCAGGTGGAGCTTTTGCCTGCCAACGCCAATTAGGCGACACCACAAGCAGCGCCACAGGCCGCCTAATCACCGACAGCCACAGGCAGCGCCCGATTGGGCGGCCTAAAACTAGAGCAAGCCCGCGCGGTTGCCTGCGCCAACTCCAGCACCAAGCGCAGGCGGGCCATATCGGCGTGTATGTCAACACCGTACGTGTAGGGCCAAACCCTAGCGCCGCCGCTCCTCAATCGCATCCCGCCGCAGCACGCACAGCCACAGCCTGCACAGCAGCCAGCCGACGACGCCCAGCAGCCACACGATCACGGCCACGGACACCAAGCACTTAGCGACGATCGTCGCCGAAACGTTCCGCATCCGTTCGCCGCGGTGTTCCGCATTTTCCTCGCGGAACCGCTTGACAGCGCGCCTCATGTGGCGTATATTTGCGTCATCGCATCGGCACATGGCTGAAGCGAAAACGGCAGAAAGGCCACGATCATGACCAAGCTCTACACCGTCCGCGGCGCGTACGAAATCAAGGACAGCCTCAAGGCCGATGGCGCCAAGTGGGATGCCGACAAGAAGGCCTGGCTCATCACCCAGACCATGCTCGACAAGTACAACGCCCGCACTCAATCCTACGGCATGCGCTGGTGCAAGGGCTGGGCCAAGGCCCAGGTATCCGCCATCTGACCGGAGCCAAGGATGACCGATGACGCCATCATCGAGGCATGCTTGGCGCATGGTGCCAAGCGTGTCTATGACGCAGCCTATCGCTGCATGACTGATGGCCCAGCGGCGCTCGCCGCGTTTGGCCTGGACGCCACCAACATCCTCGAGATGGACCGTGTCGGGCGCGTCGCCTATCGCCTCCTGTCGCCGCTCGAGCAGGCAGCCGATCTGGCTGACGTAGCGATCCAGCTCGCCAAACTATGAGCCGGCTGTTGGTCGAGTCGGGCGAGGCCTTGTACGGGCCTCGCTGGCAATCCGAGCTGGCGCGCGACCTGAACGTGTCGATCCGCACCATGCAGCGCTGGGCAGCCGGCGCCATTGACCCTCCAGCAGGAATTTGGATCGACCTGCTGCGCCTGACGCAGGAGCGGGCGGCGGTGCTCGACGCACTCGCGCCCAGGCTGCGACAAGCGCCGCAGTAACAGGCCGCAGCGCCTACTCCGCCGCGTCAACCGCGCGGTCGAGCCACACGCTGAGCGTCACCCCAGCGTCGGCGGCGAGTTGCTGCGCGCGTGCCTTGCGCGCCTCAGTCGTGCGCCACTCGACGCGGGCGGTACGCCCTGTGCCGGCCGGCAGCGTGCGGTGCATCACCGCTGCGGCGCGGACGCCGCCCCGATTGCCCGCACGTAGGCCTGCAGCGCACTCAGGCGGGCTGCGTCGGCGTCAGCAGCTGCTGCCAGCTCCGAAACAGACTGCGCACACGCTCCGAGCACTGCCCGCAGAGCGGCGGCACCATCAGCTCCGCTGGCGGCGCTGGCACCTGCACTGGGGGCACAGCTGCCGGGGGTGTTGCGGACAGCGTCGAGCAGCCGGTCGCGCTCAGTGCGCAGAGCGTCAGCGTCGCGGCGAGCGCGCGAGACCTGGGCGGCGTAGGCATTGGTGACCTCCTGAGTTTGGCGGTGGATTGCCTGCTCGCTGGCGCGCGCTGCGGCCTGCGCTGCGGCGGTGGCCTGCGCGACTGCGGCGGTCTGCTCGATCTGCGCGCGGGCCTCGGTGGCGGTGATCGCGCGGTGCCGCTGCCAGCCGCCCCAGGCGAGTGCGGCGGCGATCACCCACGCCCACACGGGCACGACGCGCAGCAGGGCGAGGAGGGGGGTGAGGAGCGCCGTCATGCCCAGCCTCCCGCCCTCTGTCGGAGTCTCCACCTCACGATCACGATCCCGGCGCCGATCAGCACCGCCGGCAGCACCCAGCCCGGCGGGATGCCGAGCACCGACGCCGCGAAGTCCTTTGCCGCCGTCAGCCCGGCGCCGAGCGGGCCCAGCGCGTCACGCGCCTCGGCCAGCGCAGCGACGACGCCGGCGCCGACCGTGGTGGCGCCGCCCTTGATGATCGGGCTGGCCGCGATCGAGCTCTCGGCCTCCACCGCCTGCGGCACCGGCTGCGCGGCCGCGGACGGCTCGTCGGGCGTGAGGTACAGCGCCATCTCGCGCGCCCGGCGCGCGGTCAGGCCCGGCAGCACGGTCAGCACACCGCCCACGCGCGCCTTGTCCCACAGGCAGATGGCCCGCGCCGCGGCCAGATGGTCGCCGGAGTTGTGCTGCCGCAGCGCAGTACTGCCGGCCAGCGCGCCCACGCCGATGTTGTAGGCCAGGCTGACCAGCGAGCCGAGCTCGTTCGCGCCAGGCGAGCGGGTGCACAGCGCGCGGACCTGCTGCGCGCGGTCCTGCAGGTCTTCGAGCAGCCAGCGATCGGCCTGCTCCTTCGTGCAGGTATCGCCCATCTGCACGCCGTCGGTCTCGCCATACGCGATGGTCGGCCGGCCAGCGGGGCATCTGTATGCCGTCAGCCGCAGGCCCTCAGACTCGGCGATCAGCGCCACAGCAGCCATCGGTATCGGCCACGGCAGCGCCGGGTCGGGCAGCAGGGGTGTCGTCACGGCGTGTCTCCGGCGGCGAAGGCGGACTTGAACAGCGCCGTCAGCGCCGTCCAGCCGCCGACGCTGTAGACGATCATGCCCAGGGCCAGCAGCAGCAGCCCCTTGCGCGTCACGGCCCACACCGAGCCCAGGACCCAGCGTCCGGCGTGCCGCTCGGTGGCCGAGCGCGCGCCGCGCACCATCGCAGCCCAGGTGTCGGGGTCGCTGGCCGCGGTGATGAGCCCCTGCTGCAGGGCAGAGGTCAGCTCGATCGGCAGCTGGCGCAACTCGACATGCAGGCCGTCGATGCGGTCGGCGAGCGCGGCGATCGTCATCGGCTCCGTCTCTGGACCCAAGTCTTCGGACGGCGGCGGGCTGCGGCGGGCCATCATCATCATGCGATCCTCGTATCGGCGGCCGTGCGCGCGGCCAGCGCCACGGCCCGCAGGTAGGTCAGGCACTCCTGCGCCTGGTGCGGCAGCAGGTCTTGGCGCGCGCCGGTGCGCGGCTGCACGTACTGCACGCCCACGCCGGGCGAGTACTCCAGCTCGACGAGGCGGCCCATGGGCAGCAGCACCGGCGGGGGCGAGGTCAGCTCGACCTCGACGCCCTCGTGCCGCGCGATGCCGCGGCCGGCGGACTCGCACCAGCGCAGCCGGGTCCGGTACAGCACGTCGGACATCAGGCCCTCGTGGTCGTCAAGACTCGCGCAGCGCCTGGCGCACGGCGTCGAGCTGCTCGATCGTCATGGCTTCGCCGGCGCGACCCAACAGCGTGCGCAGCGCGGCCAGCGTTTCCGACTGCGCGGACACCTGATCCTGGAGTTGCTCCAGCGCCGTCAGCTCGTCGGTGTACCGCGCGGTCAAGTGCTCGGTGCCGAACACGAGCACGCTGTCGGCCTCCGATTCGGTGCCGCCGGTCTTCACGATGTGGCTGCGCACGCGCGAGACGAGAGTCTCGAGCCAGCGCAGCGGCACGCCCTGCTCAGGCGTGCGGCCGGACTGCGCGAGCAGGCCGGGCAGCTCGGCGGTGGGATAGATCTGCCGGATGCGGGTAGGGGGCATGTCAGCTCCTGTGAGGCGTTAGGTTCTCAGCTCCGGCGGCCGGTCAGGAGGCCGGCCAGATCGGGATCAGGTAGTCGGTGCCGCTCACGTTGATGCGCAGCCAGGAATTGGTTTGCGTGCCGCCGGGCTTCGTGCCGCTGAAGTTCGCGGTGCCGGAGCCCGTTTCCGGCGCGCGGTCGTAGCGGAACATGCCGCTCTTGATTTCGATGGCGTTGCCCAGCTCGCAGAGGTAGACCTCGCTTTGCAGCGTGGGGTAGGAGCTGAAGTTGCGGAAGTGCCCAGCGCGCTCGTTCGATGCCAGATCCACCTGCGTGCGTTGGGCGTTGAAGTTGCTGTCGGTGGAGTTGACGAAGGTGCCGGCGTAGCTGCTGCCGTTCACCACCCCCACCGCAATGCCCCCCGCCCCGGTCTGGCTGGTGGTGTTGGCCACCAGCAGGCCATAGCGAGCGTTGGTGCTGCTGATGAAGGAGCCGGCGCCGTTGTAGCCCGCCACCGAGGCCGTGCTGCCAAGCGCGAAGGCGATGCCGTTGGTGGGCGTGGTGGAGCTGGTGATCTTGTCGGCGGTCACCGAGGCGGCAGCCAGCGCAATGGCGGACACGCTGCCGTTGACGAGCAGGCTGCCATCGATCACCGTGCCCGGCGCCACCCAGCTCGACCCGTTCCAACGCAGGGAGCTGACGTAGGTGCTGCCGTTGCTTTCGGTGACGGTGTCGCCCAGCACCTTGGTGCTGGAGCCGGTGGCAGACAACACGGCGTTGTTGCACTCGGTGCTGGTGAGCGGCGACGAACCCGAGATGTACAGGTTGAGGCTGCCGCGCACACCGGCCGTTCCGTTGCTGCCATTGGTGCCATTGGTGCCGGCCTTGCTCTTGCTGGCCGTGAACACCTTGTCGAGCGTGACGGCGCCCTTGGTGGGGTGCGTGTAGCTGGCGCGGTAGGTGACGGTGGCCACGTCGGCCGTCATGGATGGCGAGCCGCCGAACGAGTAGGCGCCGGTGCCTGCCGTGGGCGCCGATGGTGTAGACGACCAGCCAGACGAGCTGACAGCGCTGAAGGTGCACGAGGCCGTGACCTCTGCGGTGCCACTGTAGACCCTGAAGGTGCCCGAGCAACCCGACCAACTGCTGACGGTGCCGGCGCTGTTGGCCGGCACAGTGTGGCTCTCGTTGGTCAGGACGCCGCTGATCGTGACACCCTCGCGGACCTTGATGATGGTGATGTAGTCCGAGAACTCTTGCCCGTCGTATGCCCCCGACGTGGGCCAGTACTGGCAGCGGAACGTGACGGCGTCAGTGCTCATGGCCGACTGACCGAACGACGGGAATGCGCCGGTGCTGCTGTTGATGGTGGACAGGCTGCCGGTGAACGTGCCAGCGACAACCGACCACGTGTAGTCGGCATTGACGGCGGGCACCGAGAGACCGCCAGGCCGCGTGACGCTGACAATGATGGATGCTGGCGTGACAGAACCCGCCTGGTCGATGACAAACGCCTGCGCCGTGGCCACGCACTGGATGCCCACGCCTTCATTGCCGGCCTTGCTCTTGGCCAGGCTGAAAACCTTGCTCTGCGCCGGGTAGCCGCTGCGGGTGGCGTTGATGGTGACGGTGGCTGCATCGGCACTCATGGCACTGACGGCCACGGTGATGGTGCCGGTGCCGCTGACCGGGCCGGCGCCACCGTTGATGGTGGCGGTGCAGCCGCTGGCCACGATGGCGAACGTCCACAGCGCGGTGACGTCGCTGATGCCCTGGTACATCAACACCGCGGTGCTGGCCCCTGAATAGCTGCCGCCCGTGCCGTTGGCCGCGGTGGGCACGGTGTGGCTTTCGTTGCTGACGACGAGGTTGAGCGCGTCGCTGCCGCCGTCACCACGGTAGATGGTGGTGGTGTCGCTCAGGCTGCCAAGCGTGGCCTCCACCTTGACGTAGCGCGTGGTGGTGGCGCCCAGACTGCTGAAGTTTGCGGCGGTGAGCGTGCGACCGGTGTTGCCGCTACCGCCCAGGGTGAGCGTGCCCAGGCTGGAGCCGGCTGCGGTGTATGCAGTGACGGTCCAAGTGACCGATCCGGCGACGTTCTTGAGCACCGCGTCGAAGGTGATGGTGGGGCTCGCGCTGGTGGTGGCGGATTCGTCGTCGAACACGAACGCGAAGCCGGTGGCCACGAGCTGCAGCAGGGTGGCGCCTGCGGCGGTGGGGTCGATGGACGCATCCACCGTGACGCTCAGGGTGGCCGCTGCGGCGCTGACGCTGCCGCTGGTGTCGAGGTGCTTCGCGCGCACGGTGTACGTGCCATTGGGCGGGCGCGGGTGCTGGTAGTCGCTGCCGACGCCGCGCCACAGGAACGTGGCATCGTCCCAGCCGGTGCCGTCGTATCGCAGCTCGGTGGCGGCGTAGTCCGCTTCCTCGCACGGATCCCAGGTGATCCACACCTGGCCTGGCTTGATCTCGTAGCCCAAGCCCGTCACGTCGTCAGGCGGCGCGGCCAGACCTTCGGCCACCAGGCCGATGTGCGCCCAGTCACCGGCGCGGCCGGAGGCGTTGATGGCGCGTGCGCGGAAGACGTAGGCGACGCCAACCTGCAGCGGGCCAAGCGTCACGGTGGTGGCGTCACCCGGCAGGCTGCCGGTGCCCCACGGCGTGCCGACCTTGGCCGTCTGGTATTGGATGCTGCCGCCGTTGGGGACGAACGGCGACGTGCTCTGGTCCCACGTGACGACGGCCTGCGTGACGATGGTGCCGTCGCCCAGGCGGATGGCGTCCTCGTCGACGGCCATGTTCTGCAAGACGGCCGGCAGCCCGAACGGGTTCGGTAGGTTGGTGTCGGGCGCCAGGTCGCCGACGGTAGCCTCGCCCCAGGCCCAGTCATACACGCCCGCTGCCGTCTCGCGCAGCGTGTACTGGATCGTGCCCTCGCGCGTCAGCGTGCGCTCCAAAACTTCGAAGGCCTTGGCCGTCCAGCCGTAGGTGGACAGCGTCAGCAGCACCGTGTCGCTGGGCGCCAGGTCGTAGGCCTTGAGGTTGCACGCCAGCTTGACGGTGAGGGCCTGGCGCGCACGCTCCAGCTCGATCTTCGCCAGCCGCTGCGCGCGGTAGGTGTCGGACAGCGTGGGCACGTCGATCTGGCGCACGATCTGCACGCCGCCGTCGTCGGCCTCGTATCCGCTGTTCTCGACCAGCGGCGCCTGCAGCTCGGCAAAGGTCTCGGCGTCCCGATAGGTCGCGCGCATCGCGTTGAACAGCTCGCTGCGGCTGGCCTTGGGCATCACGCTCACCGGCCCGGCCAGCATGTCGGCGGTGATGGTCAGCGTGGGCGTGCGGTAGGCGCCGGGACGCACCAGCCAGCGCCCTTGCGTCCACACCGCGCGGCCCGACATGCAGGCCAGCAGCTCGGCCAGCACGTCGCGCGGGCTGCGGTCGGTGGTGATGCTCAGGTCGCAGGTGTAGCGGGCCTGCACGTCCTCGTCGTCGAGGCTGAGGTCTATCTCCTCGTCGCAGATGTTCGCGGCGGCGATGATCTCGCTGTCAGGCACCTCGGCCGAGTCGGCGCGCATGCCTTCGTCGCTGCGCAGATAGTCGGCCACGCACAGGGCCGCGTTGTTGCTCCACGCGGTGGTTGTGGTGCGCGGGTCATAGACCTTCTTCCCGCGAACGACCGCGGAAATGTTGGGCACGCCGGTGGACCCGAAGACATCCTGGTCATACTCGAGCCGGACGTACAGGTAGCAGATGCCGCGCCCGCGGTGGTCGCTGGTCCACTTGCCGTCGCTCTCTGCCACGAGGTCAGCGCATGCCGTTTGGTCGGCGGTGCCCAGGTACTTGCGCACGCGCACCAGTGGCGTGGCGGCCTGGGTGTAGGTGTAGCCGATGGTGACGCTGGTGTCGGCCGGCAGCCCGGCTATGGTGTTGCTGCCCGCGGTGTGGCTGTAGCCGGTGTGGTGCGTCTGCGTGGCCGCATCGCCGACGCCGATCTCGGTGTACGCCGCGGTGATCGACTCGGCATTGCGCGGCAGCGTGAGTTGCCCGCTGCCGTTGGTTGTGCCGGTGTGCGTGTCCGCCTGCGTGCTGCTGCCCTTGGTGTACTCGCCGCTGGTGATCCAGCCATCGCCGTCGGCATCTGGCAGCGCGATCTCGTTGAAGTACACCGTCTCGATGGCGTCGCACTCGTGCGCAGCCAGCGCCACAACCATGTGCAGGTACTGGCTCTTGTCGCCCGTGCTCTCCATGTAGACGATGGGGCCGCTGATGCGGTCGCGCCCGTAGACGATGCGACGCGGCGCGATGGCGCTGCGGATCATCACCTCGCGGTCCTTGGCGCTGGCGTTGGCTGCTGCGCGCGCACGGGCCTCGGCCTTGCGCGATGCATAGCCGCTGTAGGCGATGGCCGATGCCGCGACCACGACATAGGCGTAGCCCATGTAGGCCGCGGCGCCATAGACGTAAGTGCCGCTGGCGAAGTAGGCGATCGCGCCGGCTACAGCCTCTGCCATCAGTCGATCCTCCAGGCGCACAGCGCCTCGCTCATGGGCCCGAAGGCCAGCCCGTAGCGCCCAGGCGCGGCCCATGCGTGACCCAGGCACACGGCCAACAGGTCTCGGCCCTGCTGCTGCAGCAGCAGCACGTCACCACGCCGTGCCACCGCCGCGGGCTGCATGTCGCCAAGGCGCTGGCACGTGGCCGCGCGCAGGCCGCCCAGGCGGCGCAACACGTCCACCGCATCGCGTCGCCCGCTCCAGGCCGGCATGGGCACTGCGCGGCCGGTGATGGCCAGCACCGCGCCGGCCGCGAAGGTGCAGCAGTCGTGCACGCCCCAGGCGAACACGAGCGGCCTGGTCGCGTCGATGTAGGCCGCGAGCAAGTGCGGCCAATCAGGGAGGCGCCGGCTCATGACTTGAAGAAGGCCGCGCTCGGCCAGACGATGGTGGCCTCGGCGATCTGCGCCGCGTACTCAAAGAACTTGTCGCCGCTGTAGCGCGCCTGCTGCTCGGCATCACTGAACAGCGCGCCGCTGGGCTGCTGCCAGGCGATCATCTGGTGCTCGGCCGTCACGCGCAGCACCGGCTGCTGTCCGTCGTCCTCCAGCGTCATCACGTCCATGACGCCGCGCCACACGCACGGGTCCACGCGCAGCGTGGTGCCGTCCACGATGGCCAGGCGGATAAGGCATTCGCGGCCCTGCACGTCCTCGGTCAACGCGGTGGAGATGGCCGCGGATTGCACGGCGCTTAGTGTCAGCAGGATGCCGCGCGCCTCGGTGTCGGTCTCGGTGATGGGCTCGATGGTGCCGATGCCCGACGCGCCGAGGTAGTCGTTGCCGTTCCACGTCACCGTGAACGGCAGGTCGGCCAGGTAGAGCCGGCCGCTGTCGAGGTCGAGCTCGACCAGCGCGAACATGCTGACGTTGGCTGCCGCCAGCGCCGCGGCGGTGTTGCTGTCGAGGTTGGTGCGGCTCATGCAAACACCTCCACCAGATCGAGCCCGAACGACGGCTGCACCGGGCCAGGTTGGCGCGGCAGCTCGACCGTGGGCTCGGTCAGGATGTAGAGCGCGGTCGGCTGCGCCAGGGTGACGGCGCTGGCGCTGGACAAGCCCGCGCGCAGGGCGTGGCGGATGTGCACCGTCATCGCGCCGCCGCTGTCGGATGTGGCGTCGGCCGCCACGCGGCACAGTTGCCCGTTGGCGAACTTGATCCAGTCGCCGCGCAGCAGGGTCTTGGCGTTGCCGCAGCCGGCCAGCACGACGCTGGTGGCGAAGGCGTCGGCAGCGGCCCCCAGCGTCACGCCGGCGGTGTTGCACGTGCCGCGCGGCACCGGGCGCTGCCAGTCATAGATGCTGACGCGGTGCTCCATGCCGGACAGTCCGGCGAGGAAGCCCTCGAAGTCGTCGCGCACGGCGCGGCGCATGGGCGGCATGGTCAGCGACCAGCCCCAGCGGCTCCCAGGCCGCGTCACGGTCTGGCTGACGCCGTTCTCGCTGCTCATGTTGTGCCGCGCGTTGACGATGATGCGCAGCGCCGCGGTCTGCGGGACGTAGGCGGATGGCCAGGTGTACGTGGTCATCAGGAGGCCCCTCGCAAGCTCATGTTGCCGCGGCGCATGAGGTCTTGGATCTCGGCCACCGCCGCAGCCTTGGCAGTGGCAGCGGCCTGCAGCACCTCGTTTCGGCTCGCGCCGGCCGCGACGTTGATGGTCTGGTTGATCACCACGCCACCCATGCCCGCCGACTGCACGCCCAGCTTGCCGTCGCGGCCGCGCTTGAGCGGCAGGATAGCCTCGGGACCGGCCTCGCCCATCAGCCCGGTGCGGCCCCCCGCGAAGCCGAACAGGGTCGGGCTGTTGACAATGCCGCCAGTGGCGAACGGGATCACGCCGCTCGCGCCGAAGGCGTTGCCCTTGGCACTGCCGAAGATTCCCTTCAGGAAGCCGGCCCAGTCGAAGCCGCTGACCGCGTTGTAGATCGGCTGGGTGAGATTCTTCTGGATGAACAGACGAGCCAGGTCGGCCCCGATGCTCTTGAGCACGTCACCGAGTTCCTGGCCCTTGAGCACCGCATCCTCGAAGGCGCTGCTGAAGGTCAGGCCGATGCTCTTGCCTACGTCATCGGCCTCCTTCTGCAGCTCTGGGAAGGTGCCTGCCAGTTCCGTCAGCCTGTCCTGCACACCGAGAATGGCCTCTTGCAGTTGCACGAAGCGCGCACTGCCGGCGTCGACCTTGGACAGCTCGTCGTTCAGCAGCATCAACGTGCGCTGTGCATCTGCGAGCTGCGCGCTGTCGGTCTGCGCCAGCAGGGCGTTCACCTTCTCCAACTCGGCGCTGATCGGCGGCCCCACATCGCCATTGTCGATGGGGGTCAACAGGCTGCGCACCTGCTCGACGATCTTCGGGTCAAGGCCGGCTGCGGCAAGTTCTTCGAGCTTGGCCAGCTGGGCGTTCAGCTCGGCCAGCTTCACGGTGTCGGTCTTCTCGATCAGCGCAGCCACACCGCGGCCGATGACGTCGGCATAGGTGTCCGGTGCGCGGTCGAGGCCGGCCACGCGCGCGGGCTTGGGCGCGGCACTGATCGTCGGCAGGCTTGCTCGCGGCCTGTTGCGCCCTTCGTTGCCGTACTCGTCTGGCAATGGCCCCTTGAGCCCCTGCGTCACGTCCAGCGCCTGCCGCTGCAGCCCTTCGAGCTGCTTTCGCAGCGCCGCAGCATCGGCAGCCCACTTGTTGCGCACGGCGCCCGGCAGCTCGAGGTTCTTCGACAACGCGTCGGCTCGCAGCAGCCTGTCGGTCACGACGGTGATGGCCCGCGAAAGGTCTTCCGCCTGCTGAATGGCTCGGCCAGTCTCCGTGGGCGTGAACAGCGCGGAAAGGAATCCCTCCTTGCGCCCACGCTCCAGCAGGTTGTTGATGGCGGTGATCAGCGGGCCGGAGATGTCGCGCGCCACGTCGGTGGCCGTCTTGCCAAGCCGTGCCAGTTCATTGTTGAACCGGTCCACCTGGTCGGCCTGCTCCCTCGTGACGGTGGCGTTGAGCTGGCCCGACTCGGCCAAATCCTTCAGCAGCGGCGCCACCTCCTTGACCGACTTGCCGAACAGCTCCTGCACAAGCCGAGCCTTGTTGCCGTCGTCCTCGAACTGCTGCAGCGACTGCGCCACCTGCAGCAGCGCCTGCGCGGGGTCGATCCGGCGCAGCTCCTCGGCGCTCAGGCCGATGGCGCGCAGGGCCTGGTCGGTCTCGTTGCCGGGCTTGGCGGCGGCGAGCTGCTGGTTGAGCTTGACCAGCGCGGCGCCCACGGTGTCCATCTGCGTGCCGGTGCGGGCGGCAGCGTCCTCCAGCGCCGACAGGTTCTCAATGCTGGCGCCGGTGGCGTCAGACAAGTCGTTGAGCGCGTCGATGCCGTCAAGCGTCTGCCTCACAAAGCCCGCAATGCCGGCAACAGCGAACACGCCGGCCAGCGCGGGGCCGACGGTGGCCGCTACGCTCTTGAGGCCGCTGAATGCGCCGCTGATCTGGTTGGCGGTGCGCTCGGCCAGCAGGCCGGCCTTGTCCAGCCCCGCCTGCAGGTTGGCAAGGCGCGCTTCGATGTCGATGCTGAGCTTTGCGATGGCCATGCGTGCCTCAGTCGTCGGTGACAGCGCCGCGGTCGGCGTCGTCGGGCTTGCGGTGGGCCTTGATGACCAGCAGCCGGTGCAACAGGCCCTCCACGTCGCGCACGCCGTGGTAGGCGCACAGCAGCGGCAGACCGGCCCAGTCGATGCCGCCCATGCCGTTGGCGAGACCGTTGAACACGCGGATGGCCATCACGTCGTCATCGGTGGGCGGCGGCGGTGTTTCGCCCTCGTACTGGATGCCCGCCTGCGCATCCAGCACGGCCGTCAGTTTTTTGCCGTCGCATCCTTGGCCGCGAGGTGGTCGGTGATGGCCTTGGCGATGGCTTCGGCCACCGGCTGCACCCAGTCGATGCGGTCGCGCACCAGATCGCGCCAGAGCGCGGCATCGAACGGCACCGGCGAGTCGGACCCGATGGACGAGCCCAGCACGACGGCCTCAGTGACGCCATCCCAGCCGTCGACGTACTCGCACACGTGCTCGATGGTGATGCCGAGGCGGAAGCGCGCGAACTCGGTCTCGTGCGGGCGCGCGAAGCGCACGCGCACGCCGCCCGGCAGATCCGCCCAATGGCGGCGCTGCTCGGCCAGCCGCGCGATCAGGGCCTGGGCGTTCACGCGGCCGACAGCTTCAGCGCGTAGCCCTTGACCGCAAAGTCAAGCGAGCCGCTGCCGATGGCGCCAACCTGCACAGACTCGCCAGCGAGCGATGGCTCGCCGCAGAAGATCCGCACGGCGGTGGTGCCGATGCTGACGCGCACGACGATGATGCCGCCGGCCTGCGCTGCGGCCTCGAGCAGCTGCGTGGCCGCAGTCGGCACGTCCTGCGCCAGCACGCCGACGTTGACGGTCTGCGTCGGCAGGAGGCCCTGCTCCTCCTTGCGCACGATGTCCAGCAGCGTGGTGACATCCAGCTTCTCTCCAGCGCCTCCGCTGATCTCGTAGCTGGTCGACTCGGCCAGCGTCGACCACGTGGCAACCGGCTTGAACAAGCCGCTGGTGTAGGCCGCATAGGCCGTGGTGTTCAGGCCCTGCAGCTCGAAGCTGTTGGTCGCCTGATTGGCCACGCGCACGGCCTGCTTTTCGAGCTGGGCCATGCCGCCGACGGTGTGAAAGTAGCCGACGGTCCCGTTGGCCTGGCCGTGCGATGTGGCTGTGGCCACCCCCGGCAATGCTTGGGTGACCGCGGACACGGTGACATCGCCGCCGTAGGTGGCCGCGATCTCGACTCGGACGTTGCGGCCCTTGATGTTTGCCATCGCTGGCTCCTTTCAGACGAGAAAAAAGCCGCCCGTGGGCGGCTTGGTTGGTGAACTGGCGGACGCGCTATGGCGTCCAGTCGACCTCGAGTTGGACGCCGTCGAGGCCCATCTCCTCGTCGAAGACGGTGGCGTCAGACAGCACGTAGGCGCAGCGCGCGGCGTCGGCGGTGTCGATGGCGTCGCGCACGAGGTCGGCCAGCTCGCGCGCGGCGACTTGATCTGCTGCCCAACACTGCACGCTGATCGTCGCCTGCAGCTCGTCGCCTGCGCCAAGCAGCGTCTGCGCGGGATCGGTGCGCACGGCATAGACCACGCAGGGGAAGCCGCCGCCCTCGGGGATGGCGTTGAGCGCGATGCGGGTGCCGATGACGGCCGTGAGCGGCGCGTGCGCGGCCAGCACGGCGCGGAACTGGGATTCGGCGCTGCTCATGGCGGCGGGGCCTTCGTGGTGTTGAGCTTGGCGATGGCCGCCTGCAGCTTGGGCATGATGGCGTTGAGCGCGGCGCCGAGCTGGGCGGCGCCGGCTTCCAGGAACTTGACGCCGGGCACGCGCTTGGCGACGCCGACACGGTTGAGGCGGCGGCGCTCGCGGCGGGCGGCTCGGCCGAATCGGTCAGGGCCGCTCGCCGGGTTCCAGCCGAACTGCAGCCACCTCCAGTAGTACGGATCGTTGGGGTTCTTGGCGCCGCGCTGGCCGGCCTTGGCGGGCCGCACGTTGACGAACACGCCCACGTCGCCGCGGCGCCGCGCGAGCTTGCTGGTGCGCACGCTGATGGCCTTGCGCACGGTGCCGGGCTTGCGCCGGCCGGCCTGCACGGCGGGGTCGCCGATGCTCAGCACCGGCGCGGCGCTGCGGGCTGCGTTGCGCACCAGGCGCGCGCCCGCGGCCAAGGCATTGCGCACGGCGCGCACGCGCAGCTTTCCAGGCAGCGCGGCCAGCTCACGGCGCAGATCGGCGACGCCGGTGACGCGGGCTTCGATCATGCGGCGCCCCCCCCATCGCGGATGCCACCCGAGCACATCAGATCGAGCGCCACCTGCCGGCCCTGCACGTCGATCGGGTCGCCGACGATGGCGTAGGCCACGCCACGCCACACGACGCGCCAGCTTGGCAGCACGCCGGCCCGGTAGCGGATGCGGAAGCGCACCGACACCTCGCTCGTGATCTGCCCGCCGGCCAGCATCTCGCGGGCGCTGACGGGCCACGCAGCGGCCCACACGGTGGCCTCGTCCACCCAGTCGCCCGAGCGTCCGCCCACGGCGTTGCGACCCACCGGCGGCGACTGCAGGGTGATGCGGTGACGCAGGTCGCCCGCGTTGATGGCGAGGGTCATGCGCTGTAGATCCGGTAGCGGTCAAGCAGGCGGTCGGAGAAGCGATCCGGCATGGCCGTGAGCGTCTGCCCGGCGGCGACGGCTGCGCGGTGCTCGATCAGCGCGCCGATGCGCAGCAGCATCCAGGCGCGCACGGTTTCTGGCACCGGATCAAGACCGCACGCAATGCGCACGCGCACGGCGTTGGAGGTGTCGTAGGTGGACGGCCATTCGTAGCCGTCTGCCGGCAGCGCGAAGCACTGAGCACGGTCCATGTTGTCGAGCACATAGGCCGCCGGGTCGAGCGTCTGCAGGACGCCTGACGTGTCGAGGTATTGGATCGACTGGATACCAGTCACGTCGGGGCCGAGCGCGATTTCGACGGCGGGGAATGCGTCGAAGGTCAGCTGCCACACCTGCGCGGCCAGCAGGCGGCCAAGCTCATGCTCGGCATCCTCGCGCGCCGCCACGATGAAGCCGGTGATCATGGCGTCGTCGGCGTCGTGCTCGACGCGGGCGTGCAACTTGGCCTGAGCAAGCGTGATCGGCTCCGTGTCAGGGCCGGAGATGTGGATGCGGGTCATCGCGTCCTCGTGCTCAGGCGCGGCATGCGCGCGGTGGTGGACAGGCGAGCACTGCGCCCGCCAGCCGACAAGCGCAAGCCCAGCGGGGAGACAGTCAGGCCGCCGGCCGCGTAGCCGGTGATCAGATCGACCGCCGCGGCCAGCTCTTCGATTGACACGTCCCAGGTGCTGCCCGGCAGTGATGCCGTCACCTCGTCGACCGCCGTCGCCTGCTCGGTGATGGCCCGCACCATCGTCGTCGCCGCGGCCAGCGCGTCGGTGGCGCTGCCGGCTTCGAGGATCGTCACTAGCAGCGTTGCCGCGGCGGTGAGCGCATCGGTCGCGCTGGTCAACTCCTCGATCGTGGCCGTGCCAGCACCGCTGTAGCTGGCCGCTGGCGTGTCGACCGCGCTGGCGCTCTCACTGATCGCGCGCAGCATCGTCGTTGCCGCTGCGAGCTGGTCATCCGCGCTGGCCGTCTCCGTCAGCGACAGCAGCATAGTGTTCGCTGCGGTCAGTGCGTCGGACGCCGACGCCGACTCAGTGACGCTGCCGCTGCCCGTGGCCGAGTAGCTGGCCGTCTGCGTGTCGCTGGCGCTGGCGGCCTCGGTCAGCGCGACGGCGGCGATGGTGGCCGCGGTGATGATGTCGGCGGCGCTGGCCGATTCGATCAGGCTGACCAGGGCCGTGGTGGCAGCGGCCAGACTGTCGCTGGCGCTGGCGGATTCGGTGAGGCTGACGGACCAGGAGCCTCCGCCACCCGCCGCCACAGGCACGTGGATGCGGCGGGGCTCGAAGAGCTGCCAGGGGTTGCGGCTGATTTCGGCGATCTCGTCTGCAGTTAGCGCGCGACCGATCCAGTACGCGACCAGGCCCACATACCCGTCGCCGCCCGACAGGAACCCATTCCATGACGCCGAACAGCTTGTCGCGTCGCTAAAATTCTGTGACGCAATGGTCTTGCCGCCACCTTCATCGGTCCCGTTGCGATACAGCGATATCGTCGTGCCGCGCACGACACCGACGAGCACTTGCGGGGCCCCCGCCAGCGAATTGATGCTG